CTGCACCGGGTTAGTGCCGAAGTCAAAGTCTGCATTGCGTCGTCCACCCTTACTAGCCTGCTTCTTGGATGCCTGACGTGAGAAGATACCACGCTCACCAGACTTGGACTCGACCAACGACAACCACTCACGCATGAAGGTTTCCATGTCGGGCTTCTCGGTGTACGACACAGAGTTATTGGCTAGTGCACGTTGAGGGTTCTTCTCCCACCACTGGCCACTCTTAGCGTGACGCATACGGTCGTCCGAGAGGTTCGACAGAGAGATCATAGCAGAGCGTCGGACACCCCCTACGACAACAACCTCACCGATCTTACACATCAGGTCGTGACATTCGATAGACGACAGCTTACGCCCCTGTGCTTCCTTGAAGAGGGCCACAGTGAAGCGGAAGAGGTCTTCCAACGGAGCAGGTCCAGACGCACGACCACCAAAGGTCTTAAGCTTAGCGCCAGCAGGGCGAATCTTCGAAGTATCCCACGTAGGGATTTCCCCTGCGTACAACATAGCAATCAGTTTACGAAGGGACTTAGCCCATCCCTCTTTGCTGTCGTGAACAACGATAGTGTCTTCGCTGTCGAAGAGCTTCTCAGGAACATCAGGGAGCTTCGAGACATATTGACGCTCCACGGAGAAGCCTACGCCAGTGCCACAGAGCAAGATGAACATAGCCTCGTCGAAGGACTTAGGGTCATCGACAGGAAGGTAAGAGCAGTTATACCCTGCGGTGTTGTCACGCTCCAAGGCAGGGCCAGCAGTCATCATAGCCCGCATCGAAGGCATAATCTCAAGACCAAGGATAGCCTCTTCGATTTCATCCAGTACGATCTCGTCACGGGTCTTCTTAACGACAACATTGGTCATGTAGCGAGAGGCAGTCTCAGCCCAAGTCTCACGACGGTTCTCTTCCTCAAGCCAACGTGCGTAGCGTGAGGTGTGAATGAAGGCTTGGTAGTCGGTAGGTAGGTAGTTGTTCATCTTAGTCTTTCCCGGCAGTGTGTTTCATTGCTTCAAGCGGTCGTCATTAAAAAGAGACTTCTCCTCTGGTACCTCCCCCCATAGGACCAAAGACCACTCCAAATCCCTCAAGATACCCCGAAGTTTATCTGCGGTAGCGTAGTCTTTCTTTTGACGGCTTTCTTTCCAGACCTCGGTAGTTTTGTGGTAGGTGTCTTTAGCTGAGTAGACTACCTTGTTCAAGCCGTGTAGGTTTTGGTGGGCTGTCAGGCGGGTTGAGTCAATAACCATTATCGGTTGTCCCCACTTCCTTTAATTACGCCACGGCTCTGTCGGTCTGCAAGCTTCTCAAGGTTGATATCAGCAATTTCAGCGAGGTCGTAGCCAAGGTCTTCTGCAAGGTTAGCGATATACCAGAGTACATCACCAAGCTCCTTAGCCACTTCTTTGTCGTTCAGTACGCCATCACGCATGAACTTCTTGATCTTCTCTGCTACCTCACCAGCTTCACCACACAGGCCCAGCGTAGGGTAGGTGATACGATCTGTGTAGATAGCGGTACGACGAGCAGCCTTCTGGTAGACATTGAACGTAAGCTCACTCCTACGCTTTTCATCCAAGAAGGCTTCGATATCCTCTCCACTAATCATTCTTCTGTCCTCTTCCATTCTTCTAGTTCTGCGTCAAGGTTGAAGTAGTCGTCTAAGTCAATGTACCCGTTGTCGATCAGGAATTGAAGGACGACATACTCGGATACATCGTTCTGCTCCATGAGTAAGGCAAGCCCAAAGTTATCCATCAGGGCTAGGATTTTACTCTCCAAGTCAAACATCACGAATACAACCTTTTCATAGTAGCGATACTGAGCCATTGGAAGTCGTACACGCCGTTGTCTACGCTACTGCAAATGGCTACCCCAGCAGTCCAGAACGAGTTGATGTCCCCTGCCCATGGACTACGGTAGTCTTGGTAAACCCCAGCTACCAGACCCATCCTCACACGTCCACTACTATCACGGTTCACGTGGTAATCAAAGAGGTGGCTGTGGCCTACAGTGGTAGAGGTGTGTCGTTTAACCGTTAGGTCATAGGCGTGGTGCTGGGACGACAAGGCGCGACCAGATACACCAGAGACTGCGTAGTGGCAGTAGTCAATCCCATCGACGTTAACGACACCGGGAGTAGAGGCATCATATTCTACTACAGTGTCATAGTAATCGTCAAGGGCTAAGTTCTTGAAGGAGACACCGAAGCGATCACCCTCTAGCTCAGGGGAATACTGGATGGCCTTCTTGATGCGGTTCTCGTGGTTACCCTCTAGGACGACACGACGAGGCATCTTCTTCTTAGCCTTACGGATAGGATGCCACATGCGATCTTGGAAGTCTAGGTGAGCATCAATGTCCTTCTGGTAGTTGCGCCCATGGAAGGATGCCTTACCTTTGTCGTAGGAGGACATGGACGCTAGATCAGCAGTGTCCCCCATGTTAACGACAACATCAGGCTTGAGGTCCAAGATCAGCTTACCCAACCAATCTGCTCTGTCGTTAGAGAAGTCTGGGTGGGCGTGGGGATCACCGATAACAAGATGTGTAGTGCTCATGCGTCGTGCTCCGCTTCATCGTCAGTTTCCATGATGATGGGGTTGATACTCTTGGTGAAGTGCATCTTGAAGGTGTAAGCCTCGTCGAACTCGTCGAAGAAAACCTCAATGTCGTAGAGTTCACCATCGTCCTCTGCCAGACACAAGCACCAGTAGCCATCTTCTTCGTCGTCTTCAAACGGCCCCTCAATGACCTTGTGAATCTTTATCTCTTTAGCCATTCTAAAGGAACCTCCTTATCGGCATACATGTAGCCATGTTTCGTGCACCAAGCTCCATAGGTAGTCTTGGAACCCTTGCTCAGCTTAGTTTTACTATTGGAGAAGACGAAACGAATGTCAAGCTCTGGGTGTTGTTTCTTGATGAGGAGATGTTTCTTTCTGTCCGCAGCAACAAATCTACCCTTGGTCTCAATGATGATACCGTTTGGGAGCACGAAGTCTGGTGTGTAAGACCTGTCTTCTTCGACCCTGTACTTGATCTTTGTCGTCTCGTATTCTGCCGTAACGCCTAGTTTCTTAAGCTGTGTCGCTACGTTTTCCTCAAGGCCAGAACGATAGCCAGCCTTGAGTGCTCTTTGTCTTACCTTTGATTGGGCGGCAACCATAGGTCGTCCTCCTTACGTCGCAGCCAGAGCAACCTAGCGTTTGTAACGACAAGCTCCTCATTCCCTTCGTAAGCCTCAACCACCTTCTCGTACAACTCTTCTTCTGTCGTTACCCCAGCTAGCATACGCTTAGACTTCACTGGACCAATGCCATAGATGCCCTCTACGTTGTCTGCTCTGTCACCCATGATGATCTGAGCGTAGAAGAACTGTAGTGCCTCAAACTCTCCAACGACAGACCACTCAGCCTTATTAGGGTTGTAGTGACGACAAGGGATTTGTTTGAAGTCCTTATCAGGGGAGACGATAGTGCAGGCGTAGGCTAACTCTGTGGCTCTGATAGCAATAAGATCATCAGCTTCCTGACCCTGACTGACGATAGCATCGTAAGCATCCACAAGGTAAGTGCGTAGGTCCGAGAGGTGTTCAGGACGAGGGGTATCCTTACGGTTAGCCTTGTAGGTAGGGCTAATGTCGTAGCGGAAGTTTCCCTTACCCGTTAGGTAGACTTCCATAGGCTCCCCTCGTGGGGCTGTGTCGAAGGTGATGTTATCCATCAGTTCATCGACCTTCTCCTTTGCGTCGTTAAGGGGTTCACCCTCCTTAGAGTACGCTGCACGGTAGGCTACAACGTCTCCGTCTACGAGGACAATCACTTCACGTCACCTTGGGTCCAGTAGTCCCACCCTGCCACATCTGGGAAGTCTGAGGGGTTCCAATCAGGGATGTTCTCTAGCTCGGAGTCACCAGAGAAATAGATGTACGCTCTGGTCAAAGCGTCTAGGTCTTGCCAGTGGTCTTCGAGGTCTTCACGCTGGTAAGTCTCTAGCCCAGCACGAGAACGATTGAGGTGCTCAAGTGTGTCAATAGAAAGGCGTAGGGCCAACACTTGCTCACGGATACGAAGGGCGACAAGGCTATCCCCAAAGTCTCCGTTCATAAACTCTTCGAAGAGGTCGTATAGGTCTTGGTTCATTTGTCGTTCTCCTTCGTTTGTGTATACTGCTTTAACTCACTCATGGGTTAAATTTAGCTTTAAGACGCTCGTAGGTAGTGCGTTCTGCCTTGTTATTCTTTTCCCAAGCATCAATAGCTAATAGGGATTTCAGCATCTGCTCCCCCTCATACGTGTAACCAAACAAACCCGGAACCGATGCGTAGCCGACGAACTTCAATATTTGGGGCCATCCGTAAGGAAGCGTTAATGTCTCTCCTTTTGTGTTTGTAACAGTCAGCCACTCACGAGAGGTATCTGCGCTTAACATCTCCCATTCAGCTTTAACAGAAGTTATCATACCTATACGATAGATTTTACGAAAGTCTACCTCATTCATACTCTTGTGAGACCACTGTGGTCTTTTGTCGTCAACCATGCTTCTCTCCTATCAAAGCATCCCACGATACAGGGAATCCAGCTTTCATTATCACGCTGATCTGATCCGCAACTAGACGTGTCTCGTATTGGGTATCTTCCTTGCAGCGTAGACGACACATATCCGCGAAGGCATCAAGGCTACCAGACCAGTACCACTCAGTCATTGTTGATTGAGGGAGAACCATACGGGCCTGTTCAGGGGCGACACCTTGTTGAAGTAGGCCATCATACAGGTCCAGAGAGTAGACAGTATATTGGTCGTCATTGACGTTTTGGACGATACCATCGCTACCTTGCTTCTTGTCCTTGCTACGCCCACGCCACACATCAGGTACATAGAACTCAGGTTCATCATCTACGTAACGACGAGAGATTTCATTCCACCGAAGAAACTTATGCTTCACAAGCTGTCGTGCTACGAAGATGGGTGCCTTAACGTGGAAGGATGCGAAGGCATGACCGAAAGGTGACATGTGCTTGTGCTTGGCAAGGTAGGAGATGAGTTTGGCGTCTTCAGTGACCAGATTACCTTCTTCCCCCAGCAGCCAGTTGCTCACCTTACCG